CACCTACTCAAAATACACCAATTATTACTACAGGTCCAGTAAGAGACCTATTAACAATTCATGATGCTGAAATTGATTTAATAAAAGCACCATCATCGCAAGGTGGAGCAACAGTAATTGATACAACAGGCTACTACACATTGCAAGGACAAAACATAGCAATAACAGGAAACTTGTTTGGTGACATTGCTGACAGAGTAGCGAATTATCCTGTTTTAACAGTAGGTACAGGAAATAACGATTCTCAATTAGTTGTACACGAAGCAATAGTAGACGAGTTAACTGTTAGTGATACAATTGATGTTACAAATGCAACAATAACTGGATTAGATATAAGCGATTTAACAGATGCTAACAATGTAATACAGACAAGTGACTTGTCAAATTATTCAACAACAGCAGCATCTAATTTATTTGCACAACAACAAGATTTAATAACTAAAACAGCAGCCGTAAATACAGCAAATTCTTATACAGATGGACAAATAACTACTGTTACGGCTAACTTACAAACTTATGCAAACTCTCCTACAACGTGGGTAGCACCTAAAGGCTCAGAAGCGAACAGGCCAGCTAATCCTGTTGAAGGACAGTTCTACTTTAATACTGATACTAAAATATTTGAAGGATATGATGGAACCAATTGGGTACAACTAGTACCGTCTACATTACAAATAACACCTTAATATCAAAATTAAAGAAAATATAATATACTAGTATATGTTATGAGACATATAGATAAATAGTTAAGCAAGCAATATGCTTGTGATTAACGTTAATTACAAGGCAAGGAGTCACTACAATGGCATTACCAGCAACCGGTTCAACAATAAGCATGGGTCAAGTACGTAACTACTTTGGATTAAGTGGAACAGTTTCCCTAAGTCAATTAGGAAATTATATTTCACCATCAGTGACGACAAATATTAGTCTATCGGCTACATTTGGCGGATGGCAAAACCCTAATCCAACTGGTTCACACCCATAATAAATAATATTATAAGTAGTGTTGTTATTACTTGACAACACTACTTTTTTACAGTAAAATATAAAGAATTATATTTAAAGTATGAATGTAAACTCAACACAGGAGAAAACAATGAGTATTAGAACGCGATTTGAAATCGAAACGTTTGTGCTTGGAGCACACCCAACACCAGCAAGAAAAGCACAAGTATTGATGACTGAGCTATTACAAGCAAGAGAATCATCACATCCAGATTTACCAGTATTAGAAGCAATACATGCAGATTTTAGTAAAGAACATGACATTGAAGCATTGTTAGCAAATATTGAAGAAACAGAAGAAGAATATTGGGTAAACCGTTTAGCGAAGCTAGCGGCAATTGATATTTTAACTATTGGTAAGGTACAACCAGAACACATGAATTACATGGTAGCTTTAGATGATGAAGCTTTTGGTGCATGTGTTAAATCAGCAACAGCGATTGCTAAATCATTAAACAATGAAGTAATGCAAGTAGAAGCAGAACTTCAAACAGAATTAGCTTCTGACTAATAATTAATGGTTAGTGTACCAAATTATTTTCACAAAACTGACAATTCCGCAAATGTAGCAATATGTGTTCCTGTGCGTGATAATGTTACAGCGGTATTTGCGTACAGTCTTGCTATGCTTCAAAAAAAGTGTGGCGAGACTGGACTAAAAACTTCATTACATTTTAATGTAGGTAGTGAAGTAGCAATGCAAAGACAGCAATTAGTAACTGAAGCACTAGAAACAGATTGTACGCATATAATGTGGATTGATGCAGACATGCAGTTTCCAATAGATACGCTAAATATACTATTAGCAGCCGATAAAGATATTATCGCTGGAAACTACTCAACAAGAGTACCGCCACATAGACCTGTTGCATTTAAAAGTAAACTTAACATGGATGACAGAGTATTATCTGGAAGCGGTATAGAAAAAGTTTGGGCAGTAGGAAGTGGAATGATGTTAGTTAAACGAGAAATATACGAGAATATTTCTCTACCTCATTATAAGATTGAGTATAACGAAAACTATACTAGTCTAGTAGGAGAAGATATATACTTTTGTAACCTTGTAAACGAAAATGGTTATGAAGTACATATTAGTCACGAGTTAAGTGACAGAATTGCACATATAGGAACACGTGCATTTACAGTTAAAGGCGATTGCAATGATTAATTTAATTAATAACAAAAATAAAGAGTTCCAAGGTCAAAGTGTTGTAACTCCTTGGGACAGACTAAAAAGATTTATGTTTGAATCTTATCCAGTAATTAAAACAGAAGTAAAAATTACTGACGAAGACACTTTACTTAAAACAGCATATGAGTATAAAGACAAAGCTGATATGGTTTGGGTAGTTTTTGATGAAACTGAAATTAATTCTAAATTCCCTTGGCATTATAGACCTTCGGATCCTTTAGCTAAATCTGTAATACATACTTTTCCTAGAGTAATTAAAAGAACAAATAGACCTGTAAGTTGGGGAGATATTCATCTAGTTCCTACTAATGGAGTAGCTCACACTACAGTACAAAATAAAATTGTTTCAAGTTATCATGTAGCAGAATTTGATATCTTTATGATTAGTTTTCATGAAGCTGAAGCAGACGAGAATTTTCAAAAATTAAGAAATAGATTTAAAGATGCACAACACGTTAAAAATGTTGAAGGTATTGGAAATGCACATAGAAAATGTGCAGAGCTATCAAAATCAGAAATGGTATACATTGTTGATGCAGATGCAGATGTTATGTCTCATTTTAGTTTTGACTTTATACCTCCAATGAGTAAACGTAAAAATACAACATATGTATGGAGTGCTAAAAATCCTATTAATGACTTAGAATATGGTTATGGCGGAGTAAAACTATTTCCTAGAGAACAACTACTTGAACTAGGACATGTATTACCTGATTTTACAACAGGTGTTAGTTTTTATCAACCAATTAGTGATGTATCAAACATTACAAGATTTAATAAAGACCCATATAGAACGTGGCGTAGTGCATTCCGTGAATGTGTTAAATTATCAAGTGGAATACAACAATCAGAAAGTCCAAGAAAAGATACAGTAGATAGACTTGAAGCATGGTGTACACTAGACAATGGTGCTCGTTTTGGACGCTACTGTATTAAAGGTGCATTAGAAGGAAAAGCATATGGTGAAGAACATGCAAATGATGTGGATGCACTTAATAAAATTAATGATTACGAATGGCTACGTGAAGCATTTGTTGCTAGTATGAAGAAGAAAGTGACGGAATGATAAATGTTAAAATGGTTCAAGGAATCAGTATATCATCTTAAAGTAGAAACAGGATGGGGTTACTGGTATCATTTATGGCATAGCTTAAAAAATAGCTGGGCTCTTATTGTAATTGCAACTAAAAGCACAGTACATGGTTTGTTACCGTTTATATGGAAAGCAGATGCTCCTAAAGGAGTAATTAAAATGTATCACCAAATTATGCGTATTCAGCATATTAAAGATATGGACGAATTAAGGAAGAAACCAAAAAATGAAAGATATAAACCTACTACCCCTTCTAAATAGTTATGGAGATATATTTGAATTAGATTATAAATTTGATTCAGAAAAAACTATCAACGAATTAAAACAATTAGAATGGGAAAAAGGACCTAATGGAAAACTTGGAGTAAATCTAACAGGACCATTGGGTAACTTAGACTTAGACCATAAAGGCAAACACGCTGAATATCAAGGCTTTAACACTAATACTGAAAAATGTCCAAGTATTATGGATTTTTTTAGTAAATGGGAAAACTTAGCAAGATGTAGAGCAGCACATATGAACGCAGGTACATTTTTTAGTATGCATAGAGATGCGTTTAGATTAAACCCACAAATTAGAATTTTTATTCCATTAAATAAAACAGATGTAAGCCAATGGAATTTTATATATGAAGATAAACGTGTAGGTTTCAAACCAGGAGTTCCATATATATTAAATACAAGAAAACAACATGGTAGTTTTGCCATGGCAGATGATATCTATCATATATTAATGAGTGTATTTTTAACTGAAAATAATTTAAAAACAATTATTAGTATGTTACCAAATTGTAAGGAACATTAAATGAAAGAAAAAACAGATAAAAATTATTATAGTGGAGAGAAGATTGATGATCTTGTTGATGCAGTAAAAAAAGCTGATCATAAACATCAAGAAGGTGCAACACATAAAGATGAAGCATATCAAGATGTAATGTATAGTAACGAACAAATGGAACAGCATAAGTCAATGGATAATATTTTTAAAGTTGATGGAGTTCCAAGTAGATGGGAACATAATAAATTACGTTCTAATTGGCATTTTGATCCGTTTGCAGATCCACAAGAAAAAACATTTCAAGTTCCTTGTAGATTTGTAGGAGACTTTGGACCAGCGGTAAAATATGCAGTAGATCATTCAAGAGAAATGACTATAGGAAATTATAGAAATCGTAATTTAAGTAAACAAGATAAAGATTTACATGATGGAGAAATACAAGATATTATTACTGCTACTGGCAAAGATGATTTAAGTAGTATGTATCATGATGTCATTGTTAGAAGTAGATTTGATAAAGAAGGTAATTACCAAACACAAAGAAACGATGCAGAAGAATATAAAATATTGTTTAGATGTATTGATGCACTTGGAGTAGAAGTACATCAGTCTAGAATGCATATTCAAAAGTTAGGACAAGTTACTCCTATACATGTTGATCAACAAATGAGATATGCAAGACCAGGCTGGCGTAAAGTATGGACAGATGCAGGCGCTGATAAAAATCCTTTAATGTTAAGAAGATTTTTAGTTATGTTACAAGATTGGGAGCATGGGCATGTTTGGCAATTTGGAAATACATATTACCAAGGATACAAAGCAGGCGAAGCAGTAACATATGATTGGTGTAATATGCCGCATGGAACAGCTAACTTTGGATTTACTCCAAGAGTAACATTTCAATTTACCGGGTTTATTAATGATAAAGTACAAGAAATGATAGATAATCCAGATCCTAATAGAGTGATTGAAGTATGATAAAAGATGATTTTCCTGAAGTAGACCCAAAGTTTTTTTATACACACAAAGAAAGAACAGTAAAAGAACCTAGGGAACCAAATACAACAGTGAAGTATTACGGACGACATGATGTTGGAAACAAGTGTAAATTAGGAGAAAATGGTTTAGATCATTTTACGTTTAATGTAGTACAACAACAAGATTGGAATAGTCCAGAACTTGATTTTGATTACAAATGGAACAAATATGGTTTCAGAGGTCCAGACGATTTAACAGACATTGATATAATATTTGCAGGTGGTAGTTTGCTTTTAGGAACGGGTGTTCCATACGAAAGTTCGTTACCTTATATACTTTCTGAAAAACTTAAATTAAATCATTTTAACATAAGCGATTTTGATACATTAACCGATATGGCAGATAGTTTGTTTAAGTTTAATCAATTAAATCCAAAATATGTTATACTTACTGACTTGTGGGGCATAAACGATACAAACTGGCTTATGAGGTTTTGGCTAAGAAAAGAAAAAGATGAAAAAGTACGAACAATGGTTAGAGATACTTTTAAACAAAGTAATGGCAAAATATTTAAAATGTTTGAACTTGCATTAAAGCAAACATTTCCAAACGCACAATATTATATTATTGAGCCAAACGAAAGAAGAAAACATTGGTTTTATAATTATCAACCAATACATATTAAATCAATACAATACAGTAAAGAAGAAATGTTAGATCTAGGAAGAGATCAAACTCACCCAGGACCTAAAACACACGAATATCTAGCAAATAAAGTAATAACAGAGATCAATAAATATAGCTAAGGAATATATTATGGAATATCAAGGCGAAGATTTAATTATAGTTACAGGAGCTCCAGGTTCTAGGTGGAGTGGAGTAATTCGTATGCTTACTCTTATGTATAAAGAAATTAATATGAGTGATAATACAAATGATTATGTTTACAGAAAAAAAGTAGATGGCCAAACAGTTGGCTGGCACAGAGGTGCATATTGGGGACCAAATAATTCAGCAGGTCACAAGTTTGATGTATTAAATACATTAACTAAAGAAGAAATAATAAAAGAATTTAAAGCACCTTTTTCTGATTGGCATACAGGAACAAAGATTATTAAAAGCCATTGGTTTGCATATCACTTACCACAACTAAGACAAATGTTTCCTAAAGCTACAATGTGGGCATTTTATGATACTAACGAAGAATGCTATAATTGGTGGCATCATGTAGGCGGATGGGATATATATTATCCTGACTATAGTTGGTACGAATATGATTCAAAAATGAAAGAACAAATTGCAATTGAAAATCATAATATTGAAACTACGTTTGAATTAAAAAGATATGAAAAATGGAAAGATGCTGTTAGTGCATTAGGATTTTCACACGATATAAGAACTATACACGAAATAATGGAAGTTGATCCAGAGTTTGGTGAGTTACATCAATATGATACAGAAGAAGTATTCCATCAATTATTAAATAGAATGTTTGCTAGGAAAAAAATGGGTATTATTAAGCCAGCTTACTAGTATGTTGTTCGTATACAGTTTTAATCTTTTTTACAAATTGTTTTGAGTTACACTGAATCTTTGCACCAGGATGCAATGGACGCGGCCAGTTTCCTATTTTAATCCAACAATATCCATCACTTTCGTTATTCAATATAGGAATAAATTCTTCTTCAACAGTTACTACAAAACTATGATATATAAATTTTTTATTAGGACTAGTAAATTTATTAACTGGAATAACTTTTTTAATATCAGGAACTAATCCAAGTTCTTCTTCTATTTCACGCATTAGTGCTTCAGTAGGTCTTTCATCTTTTTCAGCCTTGCCTCCAAAGAACCCCCATGTTCGTGGGTGATTAACTTCTCCACTTCTTTGTTGAAGCATTATTCTACCTGTGTCTGTGCTTAAAAAAAGGCACCCGCTTGCTACTATCATTTTAGTTTTGTTATCCAATGTGTGACATCATCGCATGGATCGTCACAGTGTTTAGAGATAGATTCTCCAGAAACCTGCATTATATACTCCTTCATAACTGTTAACCCATTCGCTGCCGCTCCATTCTAATTGATCGTTGCTAGCAGTATTCGTTACATATTGAGTGGAAGAAGTTGTTGAACTATCAAAACTTACATTCCATACAGATCCGTTATATTCTACAATATCATATTTTTTAGCAGTACTATTTGTCCATACTGCATTCAACGGTACATCGTTAATTAATATATACCTTTGACCTAATACAGGGCCGGGTACTGTACCATCTCCAGGATAATTAATAGCTGGATCTAATATAGCATCTACGGCTTGCAATGTATTAGTAGGCAATGTTGAAGTATCTATATCAACTAATAATTTATTTGGATCATTTGGGTGTATATCTAATCTGCCAATAATATCATCTGTAATATCAGTAACATCATTTCCCTTACGAAGTCTTAACTGACTTATACCAGGACGTAGTTCTCCAAAAGGTTTAAGTTCTTCTGGCCACTCTAGTAATAATCCATCATCATTAAGTTTTTGCCCGTTTGCGTTTAGTATTTGTAGATTACCATCTTCATATTTTACTTTTCTATTTTCGTACGTTACAATTGTATATTGTAATGTTTGTGTATCAAATGCTTGTTGTTCTTTAAATAAGTCTAAGTTAGCATCATCTAAATTATATAATTCATTAATAATAGTATGAATTAATTTTTGTTGTTTTACTTTTGCTGGAGGATTAATATAAATTGGTATATTAAAAGTTAAAGTAGCAACATCAATAATATCGTCTATACTTGATCCTACACTTCTAGTACTCCATGTTGTATTAGTTAGTTCCACATGACTTAACGCAGTCCAATCAATTGGACTATTGTTAGTTCTAATATCTAATGTAGGATTAAATAATACTAATATTTGTTCCATTAACTGTAATTTTTGATCAGTGTTTGATGTCCATATATCACAATTCATTTGTAACATGTAAGGAACTGGTGCATGTCTTTCTACTGTATATCCAGGTCCTCTTTCATTAGTATATTCGCCAGTAGCATCGTCATATTTCTTTTCAAATACTTGTACTTTATCAACGTGATCTTGATATGTACGTCTTTCAGCAAACATATCTAATGATGTTACATAACAACTAATAAATGGAACAGTATTAATAATATTCTCACTATTTTCTCTTGTTATGTGTGCTGCCATACGATTAATGTCACCATAACGTACAGGCACTTGTTGAAACACAGATAAGTCTTGATCGTTCTTACCCATTTCAACACTGAATCCACTAAACAGTCTTATAAACTGTTGAATGTATCTTCTAATTTGTTTATCGTAAAAGTATTGTTGTGCCATTATTCAAAATCACTCTTTGGTTTAATAACTTGACTAAGTGCCTGTCTTTCTGGCATTTCTTTATTGTCAATAATTGTTGTAGCATTGTTATTAATAAAGCTACTTGCATTATAAGTTCTATCGCTCCAAGTTTGGTCAGTAACATTATCATATAATCTATGCCATTTACTACCTCTTCTAACGAATAATCTATTAGGTGTAAAATCTGTTCTTATAAAATATTCACCTTCATTTGGACTAACTGGAAATTGATCTCCTTGTGCTAATACTTCACCGTGTTCATATTCTTTTTTAGTATCTTCCACTCCAAATAAATGTTCAGCTAATGGAAGTCCTATTGGATCAGCAGCTTCAGCACTTTTTACAATAGCATTACTAATATTAAGTTCTGTTTTATATGCACTAATATCATTTTTAAGACTATCTGGGTCGTTAGCAGTACCAAGTATATCTGCGTATTCTTGTGTATCTGTTAGTGGTGCTACTTTAACACGCCAAATGTGTGGATACCAAGTCTGTGAAAAACCTTCACTTCCTCTAGCGGCATCTTGTACAACATAAAATTTGTTAATAGCATCTCTGTCATTAGTAAGCAATAATTCATCACGTAAATGAGGTAATTCAATTACATCACCGGGCATAAGTCTACGTCCCATACGTTCTACCATATCATTAATATGGAAACTAATGAATAATGTATCATTTGTTAAAAATAATCCAAATTGTGTTAAGTCAAAGTCATTGTCACTAACATTATATACACCACGTAGTTCAAATACATCAGGATCGTATTTACGATCTCTATTTTCCATAAACAGTAAATCTTGTATATTAGTTTCGTCAATTAATCCTTCCGGGTTAATTTCTTCACCTGTTGTGTTATCAATTTCTCTCCCACTGCCATAGTTAGGTTCGCTAGGATCAACACTATCTTTTTTAGGGTCAGGTCCTAGGTATTTGTGTACATGTATTCCGGTTCCTCCTATATCAAATTGTTCACGAATAGCTCTATCCATAAACGTATAGTCGTTACCTTTAAATGGTTTATATAAACTTAATCTTGGCATGCAGGTTTCCTTGTTATATTGTATTTATGCAAAATCAGACTTCCGGTTGCTAAGATAAATAGATATGTATGTAGTTAATTCTACATTTTATATAAGGAAAAGAAAATGTTTAGATTTTTCACACAAAAACAATGGGCATTATGGTCTTGGTTGGGTTCAGCCATTATTTTAAGCTCGTTATGGATACAAGTTCAAATTGACGTTAAAATTAACGAATGGTTTGGGCAGTTTTACGATATGATTCAAAAAGCACTTGGAACACCAAATGCTATTACTATTGGTGAGTATTGGAGTAGCCTAGGAACTTTTATATACTTAGCGGCAATATATGTTGCTATTGCAGTATTAGTAAGTTACTTTACTGCACACTACTTATTTCGTTGGAGAACAGCAATGGTTGAATGGTATCATAGTGTATACGATAAAGCAAGAACCATCGAAGGTGCTGCTCAACGTGTACAAGAAGATACAATTAAGTTTAGTAGAATCATGGAAGGACTAGGTACAAGTTTTATTGAAAGTCTTATGGTCCTTGTGCAATTTATTCCTATTTTATTAGGATTGTCAGTTGGTATTCCTATCTTCTTTTTTGGAGATTGGCAATATGGACTTGTAACTGGTGCTCTAGTTTGGAGCATTGGAGGAACAATTTTTTTAATTGCGTTAGGTTGGCTACTACGATTAGTTGGTGTAGAATATGATTTACAAAAAAAAGAAGCAGCATATAGAAAAATACTTGTTATAGCTGAGGATGATGAAACAATACGTCCAAAAACTATTAATGAATTATTTGTAGATGTTCGCTCTATACACTTTACAAGTTATTTACGTTACTTGTATTTTAACGTAGGGCGTATTGCATACTTACAAGCAAACGTACTTTCTGCTTATGTGTTTTTAGCACCAGCCATTGTTGCAGGTGTTGTAACACTTGGTGTTATGCAACAGATCATAAGAGCTTTTGGAAGAGTTGAAGGTAGTATGCAATACTTATTAAAAGCATGGCCTACAATTATCGAACTAGCAAGTGTATATAAACGTTTGCGAGAGTTTGAAAGACAGATAGCTGAATAAATACAGTTATGGTAATTATGTTAACATTTATGTTATGGGCAACAATTATTTTTGTTGTCTATAACAAAATTGGGTTCAAAGAAATACATAAATCTTATTGTTTATGGTTTGACAAAGGATACTGGCAAAAAAGGTATAATGTAGTTGAAGCAGCAGCATGGCTTGCTAAATTGCTTGTAATACTTCCTGCTATATTTTTTGGAAAAGAAATTATTTGGGCCCATTATATAACATTATGTACTTCAGCGTTATTAATTTGGGTAAGCGAACAAAAGCTATTACCTACGTTAGTAGCATTCAACAGTTTATGGATAGGCATTAGCTCTTTTATAATTATAAGGTATTACTTCGGATGAAAATATGTATTATCGGCGGCGGAACTGCCGGTTGGTGGTGTGCAGGGTATATGGAAAAATTTTTACCAGATGCTGACATAACATTAATTGAAAGCGACGAAATTCCTACAATAGGAGTAGGCGAAGGTACACTTCCACAAATTGGTGTATTCTTTGAAGAACTAGGAATTCCAGAAAAAGAATGGATGAATGGATGTAATGCTGTTCACAAATATGGAAATATAAAATACGAATGGGATGCATTAGGAGCAGATCCATACTTAATGACTTTTTGGCAAAATGAACCTAAGACATTATTTGATAACTGGTATAAAGAATTTAAGCAAGGTAAAAAAGTTAGAGATGACATAAATCCAGACTTGTATGATAAAGAAGGATGGCGAGCGGTAGCTTATCATTTAGATGCTAACCTTGCAGGACATGTTGTACGAGATCATTGCAAACGTGTTAATCATGTTATTGATACATTAGAAGAACTTCCGCCAGGATATGATTTATATGTAGATGCTACAGGATTTCGTAGACAGTTTGTTAAAGATAAGACAGAAGAAACATTTAGCGAGCATCACAAAGTCAATCGTTCTTGGGTTAGACCATTAGAACTAGAAGATGAAATTACACCATACACTAGAACAATGGCTAGACCTGATGGTTGGCAATTTATGGTAGACTTACAACATAGAACAGGAACTGGTTATGTTTTTAGTACTGATTTTGTAAGCGAAGAAGAAGCATTAGAAAAGTTTAAAGGATGGACAGCACACAGAACTCCCTTTAAAGGTATAGAACCACGACTACTAAAATGGAAACCTGGAGTATTAAAAAATCCTTGGGTAGATAATGTAGTGTCAATTGGTCTTGGACAAGGATTTGTTGATCCATTAGAAGCAAATGGATTGTTTTTAGTACAATACAGTATTACATTATTAGTAAGATGTATACTAAAAGGTTCATCTCCAAAAGCATACAATAAAGCAATAATGAAAGTACAAAAAGATAACTCGGATTATATATTACACCATTATATGTTAAGCAATCGTACAGATACAGAGTTCTGGAAATACTATAGTAAGTTTAATGCAAGTAAAACTCTATGGGAAAGCTATACAAAAAATTCAAACAAATATACAAGTTTGTATCCAGACGCAATATGGGCATCTTTAGGCTTATATTTTAACGATTTTAAACACTATCCAGAATAAAAAAAATAAAAAAATTATAACCCTTTGAAATATAAGGGTTTTTTTATGGCAAAAAAACTTGACAACCAAGACTTCTTATCGTATACTATATGTATAGTTAATAAAAAAGGAGTCAGTAATGCAAACTTATAAATTATTTCAAATTCATCTTACAGATGCAGAAGTTGATCTTATTAATGAAAAAGGTCACGACGCAGTTCATAAACAGTCTTTAAAATTAGATATGAACTTTAATAAAAGTGATACAGGCAAAGTAGCCGCTGATGCATTTAATCGTGGGTATTATACACACGTTAGTAACATTACTGCTGATGGTCTAGAAGGTGTGTTTCACACAGGCAACATGGGTCCAGAAGAAAACATTGAGAGATTAGCTCCAATGTATTCATGTTCAGTAGGCGACATTGTTGAAGATGCCGAAGGAATTAAACACGTAGTAGCGTCATTTGGATTTAAAAAGGTTGACGCAGTAAATTAACCGTAGTACACTTGTAACAAATCGTAAAGGAGTACTCAAGATGATGGAATATCTAGAATTTATAGAAGAATTAGAGAAATTAC